CTGGTCGACAAACAGTTGATCTGTTTGTTAACTCCATTAGATCTTTGTCGAACGCCGCCTTTCATCTTAGACGAGGGGATCTCCCCGGTACTCTTCGATCGTTAGGTATCTCTTCTCCCTCTCGCCGCCGCTTCCGAGCGACCGACTTGAGTTCGAGATGGCTGGAAGTGCAGTATGGTTGGTTACCCCTCTACTCGGACTGTTATAATGCTGCTATAGCATTTTTCAATCTGTCACAGAATAGGGTAATTCGCTTCTCTGCATCATCGCATTCTTCTCATGAATGGAATTCGTCTCAGTCTGCTTCTTGGTATGGTTCCGGTCCTGCTAAAGGCAGGGTCAAAATCATAGCTGAATTGCGTGAGTTACCTTCCGTGCAACGTTCTCTGGGTCTTTACGACCCTCTGTCCATTGCTTGGGAGGTTCTCCCGTGGTCCTTCGTAGTCGATTGGTTTCTACCATTCGGCTCCTATCTAGCAAATCTCAACGTTATCCCATTCCTTGAGGGCAGGTTTATGACAATTGTGAATTATAGTCACAAACAGGATACCGTCTCCCTTCCGGGAGTTTTCGGTTATCGTGGTTGTACTACTAAAACTTCACATTACCAAACGACTCGCACAGTTAGCTCAACGCTAACCACTGCGCGTCCTCGGTTCCGGTCTATACCCTCTGCGATGTCGCCTCGTCGTATTTACAACGCCGTGGCTCTCTTCCATCAGAGATTTCCCTGATCGCCTCCAAAGTGTTGGCTTTTCCCAACTATGTGAGCTATTTGCTCTATCAACTTCAAAGGTTATAATACCATGCCTGCAATGACAAATCTTCTTGTCAAAGACGACGCCGCCACTCCTAAAGAGTGGACTTTCCAACCTGTTACCGACACTCCCAATCCACAGTGGCGTACTGTCGACTCGACTTTGCCTCTCGAGGCTCAGCCGCGTTTTCAGATGTCCACTGAAAGATTGAAAGACGGTACCTATTTGGTCAAGGCGAAGTTGGATATCCCAGTTCTGGAAACTCTGGGAGCATCAGGAACTGCTTTAGGTTACGTAGCACCTCCTAAAATAGCATACGTCAGCTCAGTGAACTTATCGTTCTTCTGTTCTGCTCGCTCTACTATTCAGAATCGTGCTGATGCCCTAAAGATGTTTATTGGATTGCTTCAAGGTGCTTCGAGTACTACCGCTACTGGAGTTCTGAATCAGGCTTCTGCTGGTTCAGCGTTCAGTTCATCGGTACTCCCGATTACCCAAGCTGCAATTCAAGTAATCCTGCCAAACTAATCAACTTTCAATTTTGATTAGTCCCATTCCTGGTTGAACAATCAACCTGTTAAGAAATAGGTTCTTATTATGAATTGGCTCAAGTTCCGCGATGTCTCCGAGTGTCTCTCAGTTTCTGAGACATTGTCCTCGGCATGCTCTAAGTTAGGCGGCCCTATCTCTCAAACTCTTTATGAGTTCGTGAAACAAAGGTCGTATGGTCAGGTTATCGATTATAGTTTTGACTATAGTAACCTCCCACCTAGTTCAACTGATGATCTTATCTATGCTCGTCAAATACAAGCCTTGTTTTCAAAACAAGACTTTATTGACCTCGGTGTAGATAAAGAACAAGTTGCCTATGAGAACTTTTTAGCATGTGAAGAAAAGTGTCGTTTGGTGAATGATCGCTTTATGAATCAGCCTACGCCAAATGGCGTCGTTAGCAGAGTATTTCACACTGCTCAGCGAAAAATAGCTGATATTTTGGGTGACCTTCCACCTCTCGACTCTTTAGACTTTTCTTTTGGCCCGGGGGCCACAACCAACGTAAAAAAGACCCTTTCTCACCCTTTGGTGAAAATCGAGTCTGGCTTATCTTGTAGTCGAAACACCATCATGCATATGCCTAGCTTCCTCGAGGAAGTTCCAGGATGGAGGAACTCTTTTATTACCAGTTCTGGCAATTTTAGACTTATTCCTTCCATTAGCAAGTTGGTCTTCGTCCCTAAGACGTCAAAAACGTACCGCTCTATAGGGGTTGAACCTACCCTTAATGGATTCTTCCAGAAAGGTATTGGTTCTTACCTGAAAAAGCGCTTACGTCTTCATAACGTCGACCTCTCAGACCAAATGAAAAACAGATCACTAGCAAAATTTGGATCAGTTACGGATCTAGTATCCACGATTGACCTAAAAAATGCTTCTGATACTATTTCATATATGGTTGTTCTTAATCTCTTACCTCTTCCCTGGTTCAATCTTCTTGAATCAGTGCGGAGCTCTGAGATAACATATAAAGGTAGAGTGTTCGAACTCGAACGATTTAGCTCTATGGGTAATTCTTACACATTTGAGCTCGAATCTTTGATATTCTATTCTCTACTCTTTGCATGTGAACTTGAAGTTTTCGGAAACTTCAGAGAGGACCTAGTCAGCGTTTACGGAGATGATATCATCTGTCGGAGGGAAACCTTCGACCTTCTCACTGAAGTCCTTGACTTTTTTGGTTTTGAGGTCAATTCCTCAAAGTCCTTCAAATCAGGTCCTTTTAGAGAATCCTGCGGCGCTGATTATTTTTGGGGTTCTGATATTCGACCATTCTACTTGAAGACAAGGTTGAATGATCAAATCCTCTTCGTGATGCATAATTGGTTCTTTCGTAACTGCGAGCCTTCTTTGGCACGTATAGCTTTAGAATCAACGTATGTTCACAATCGTATCTTCGGCCCAGACGGGTTTGGAGACGGCCACCTTATCGGTAGCCATTCTCTACGCAAATCTAGGAAGTTGAAACGCCTCGGTTACGAGGGAGGAGTCTTTGATACTTATACACTGAATCCTCGTCGGTCTGCTTATCTATTAGGCAGACTCTCTGAGTGTTGGGTGTATCCATTTTATAGCACTTATGTTTCTGATTCTTTGTCAGAGCCAGATCATAATGTTCTACCAGGTGGATTTAAGTATTCTAAGATATCAGTCTACACATTAGGTTCTTCCATTTTCAGGAAGCCCTATTAGCCTTACACATTCATTTGTGTAATTAGCCGCGTCCTGCGGCAACAATCCAGCCTGCGATGGCTGGGTGGAGTG